CAATCTTTAGTTCCCGAGGCTGATGTTAATGATATTGCAACATTACATCAAATTGGGGAAATTGTAACAACTTATGACGCAGTTAGAAATGAATTTTTAAGTGCATTATATAACCGTATCGGTCGAGTTTTAATCACTTCAAAAATGTATGACAACCCATGGGCGTCATTTAAAAAAGGTATGCTAGAGTTCGGTGAAACTATTGAGGAAATTTTTGTAAATATTGCTAAACCTCATCAGTTCGACCAACAACGTGCAGAAACTGAAATTTTCAAAAGAGTTATTCCTGATGTACGTTCAGCGTTCCACACAATGAATTATCAAAAATTTTATAAAAACACTATTTCAAACGACCAATTAAGACAGGCCTTTCTTTCTTGGAACGGTATTACTGATATTATCGGTCGCATCGTTGATAGTATGTATACAGGTGCTAACTATGATGAATTTATTGTAATGAAATATTTATTATGTAGGTTAGCATTAGACGGTGCAATTAAACCAACTGTAATTCCTGAAGTAAGTTCGGCTAATGCAAATTCTATTGTTTCAACTATTAAGGGTATTTCAAATATGATGACTTTCTTATCTACAAATTACAATGCCAACGGTGTATATACTCACACACCTAAAGAAGAACAATACGTAATTGAAGATGCAACATTTAATGCTACTATTGATGTAGAGGTACTAGCTAAGGCCTTTAATATGGATAAGGCACAATTTAGTGGGCAAACAAAATTAGTAGACAGTTGGGGAACTCATGACACAACACGTTTAACTGAATTATTTACTAATGATGATGGCTCATTAGACCCTCGTTATAAAGCATTTACAGAAGAAGAACTAACGCTATTAGATACTATCAAAGCTATGATTATTGATAGAGATTTCTTAATGTGTTATGATAATTTTGTTAATTTCACTGAACAATATAATGGTCAAGGTTTATACTGGCAATATTGGTATCACACTTGGAAAACATTTAGTGCGTCACCATTCCATAATGCTTTACTGTTTACAACAGAACAAGGCAGTGTTACACAAGTTGAGGTATCACCAAGTTCAGCAGAAGTTGCTAAGGGCGCAACTCTTCAATTAAAGGCAACAGTTACATCAACAGGTTTTGCTGATAAAGACGTGACTTGGTCTGTTGCAGGTGCAACTTCACCAACAGACGCAACTTATGTAGACCCAAATGGTTTATTACACGTCGGGGCTGATGAAAGTGCTAGAACTCTTACGGTTACTGCTACTAGTGTTTATACAGGCGCAGTTAGTGGGTCGGCTACAATTACAGTACAAGGAAATTAATTCCTTGTACTTCCTTTAAAGGAGGTAAATTAAAATGAGTTTTACACCAAATACTCAAGTAAGATTGCTAAATGTTCCTTTAGATGAAAATTACCAAAACACTATGGACTTTTCATCAATAGAAGAACAGACCAATTATTTTATTGGTGCAACTTTACCTAATAGCGCTTTTACTGATTTTACGTATCAACGATTGGAAGAAGAAGTAAGAGTTCCGTTAAATGCTGAACTTTTATATAATGCGAATTATATTATGTTTCAAAATACAAATTACCATAACAAGTGGTTTTATGGGTTCGTTACCAACATTAGATACATCAACCCTCAAACGACAGGTATCAAGTTTAAAATAGATGCTATACAAACTTGGTTATTCCAAATGCATTTAAATCAGTGTATTGTGGAAAGAGAACACGTTACTGATGATAGTGTTGGGGCACACACCTTAAATGAAAATATAGAAGTTAATGAATTAATCTGTAATAACTTCTACCGTGAGGGCTATAGTGGGCAATATTATTATATTATGAATACGACAGTAGACCCTAACACTGCTACTGATGTTACTAGTGGTGGAAGATATAACGGTGTGTTAAGTGCGGGGCGTTGGTTTGCTTGGACTTCTATTGACACATTCAAAGAAAAGTTAAATGGCATTATTAGCGGAGGGAAAGAAAGCGCTATAATCAACGTGTTTATGCTACCCACTGAATTAATAACTACTAATGAAAATGGTGAAGTAACAGAAAGTTTAACAGGACTAACTGAAAATGTAAGCCACCCTAAATTAACTTCATGTAATGGATATACACCAAGAAATAAAAAATTGCTGACTTATCCTTACTGTTCTATAAGAGTATCTAACAATAATTCCTCATTTGTTGAAATGCGCCCCGAAAGATTTGCGGAGGCAACTGCTACATTTGTTATTAGAAAAGCTAGTAATTCTAATTGTGTTATGGCTATAACACCTAGTAATTATAATGGTAATAGTGACGGTGACTTTAGATATACTGTTGAATTACCACCGTTTCCAACTTGTCAATGGACTAATGACCCTTACGCTACATGGCTTAACCAAAACGGTACAAGTAACGGTTTAGGATTTATAGGTAGTATAGCAAGTGGTGCGATGAGCGGTTTTGCATTAGGTGGACCCGCCGGAGCGGGATTAGGGGCTTTAACAGGTGGGCTATCAAGTGCTTTATCTTTAATTGGAAAATCAGTTGATATGGACGCTCAACCACTTAGTGCTAGGGGTTCAACTTCAACTAACACAATCAACTCATCACTTCAACAAAACTTATTCAAAATAGAAATGCTTAGTGTAAAAGCAGAACAGGCAAAAGTGATAGATAATTTCTTTGATGTATACGGTTATAAAGTTGCTATTTTAAAAACCCCACAATTAAGAACTAGGCGCTATTGGAATTATATTAAGACTAATGATTGTAATATTACGGGTTCAATTCCTAAAGATGATTTAACAACTATTAGAAATGCTTTTAATAGAGGTATTACGATATGGCATGACGCTGATGTAGGGAATTACAACCGCAACAATTCTATAAGATAGGAGTAATAAAATGAGCAGACGTAAAATTAAAAATTTAGTTGATGAAAGTTATATTGTCAATAAAAATACTTATAATGAAATTGTTCAAGACCACTTGCTGATTGCGATTAGTCGTTATGAATGGCTTAATCTTCCTAAAGAAATTGACTACAGATATTTAGAATATATCCTTGCAACTAATGGTGTAGCAATATTCTTTTATGATGAGGCAATAGAGGAATATATGACACTTCAATGTACCTACGGCGGTCAATATGATGTCTATAGAATTCCTAAAGACCGCAGAGCATATGCAGTTAATGGATTTAACAAAAAACTAGATAACACAAATAGTGTATTTATATTCAATAACTTTTTACACACTAATGAAATGTTGAGAATTACAAACAGTTCACAACGTATATATGAAATAGAAAGGGCAATTGATGTTAATGTTAAAGGGCAGAAAACCCCTATCTTAATACAATGCAGTGATAAACAAAGATTAACCCTACAGAATTTATATATGCAGTATGACGGTAATGCACCATTCATATTTGCCGATAAAAATTTGGATATTGGAGGTTTAAAAGCAATTAAAACTGACAGTCCATTTGTAGCAGATAAACTAGAAGATTTAAAGGTTACTAAATTAAATAACTTTTATACTAAAATGGGAATTTCAAACAGTAATATAACAAAACGTGAACGTGTTAATACTGATGAAGTAAAGACCAATTTAGGAGCAGTAGAAGTTTATAAAGAAATTGGTTTAGTTGCTAGAAAACAGGCTTGTGAACAAATAAATGAAATGTTCGGATTGAATATAGATGTTAGATTTAGAGTGAGCGGTTATGATGAACTCGATGATTATGAAGAAATGTACGAGAATGAAGAAAGTGAGGAGGTCATAGAAAATGAGTAAATACACTACGGAGTTAAGGTGGGTTATTGAAAATGGTTATGACCTACAACTTAATGAATATCCAATCTTTGATGAAAATTACAGAGAAGAATTAAATCAAAAGATTATAAACCACTATTACTTTAGAGAAATTGGTTTCGAAACAGTTGGACTATTTAGATTTTATTTAAAACAAACAATGAACGAAATAATGCCATATTATAACCAACTATATAAGAGTGCATTAATAGAAATTGACCCACTCAATACCATTGACTTTACAGAAACGTTAACTAGGACTAAAATAGGAAATGATACTAAGAACTTTAATGAAGATACTACAGTAAACAGTAATGGTAACAGCAATTCAAATTCTACAAAAAATACTAACTTTAAAGATGTTGAAAGTGATACACCACAAGGAATGTTAAGTATTGGTAATATAGAGGGTGAGTTATATGCTAGTTATGCTAGAATTAGTAAAAATGAAGATACCACAAATTCAACTGCACATCAAGAAACTACCGATACACAAAATAGAAAAAATGATGAAAAAATTAATAGAGAAGATAATGAAAAGTATATAAGATCGTGACTGGGAAAC